TATATAAAAATTAAATCATTAATATTATATAATGCCCTTAACAGAAGTTTTTTTATCATTTGTAATATCTTCAGGTATTGCATGTATTTTAGCATTAGCACAATACCTATTCAAATCTAAATGCGATACCATAGAATGTTGTTGTATTAAAATTCATAGAAATGTAGAATTAGAACAACACGTCGAATTACCACCAATTGAATTACCAAATCCATTACAACGACAACCAGAAAGACGTGGACCATCGTTAGACACTTTAATCAGTAGTAAGAAATGATAATAATATATAAAAATATATAATACATATAATATTATATGCCAATAATAGATAATCAAAAATTATATGACAAAGCGAAACAAATTGCTAATGAAAAATATTCCAAGCCCTCAGCCTTCCGTAGTGGTTATCTGGTTAAATTGTACAAGGATATGGGCGGTACATACACAGATGATAATAAACCTAAGAATTTACAAAGATGGTATAAAGAACAGTGGAAAGATATAGGTGATGGTGATTATCCCGTGTTTAGACCTACAAAGATAATATCTAATAAAAAAACCCCGTTATTACCATCTGAAATATCTAATTTACCTAAACAGATTAAATTAAAACAAATTATTAAAGGTCATTCTAATCTTCCACCTTTCAAAGCAAGAAGAATATAATAATATATATCCAATATCCAATAAATCCAAAAATATAAGGGTTTTATAAAAGTATCTATACAATAAAGTTCTAGGGGTAAGTTTGAAAAAGCCTCAATTTCTTGGATTATTTGGTTTTTGGTTTCATTTATAAATCATATAAATAATAAATTCTTTATAAATGTAATACATGAAAAAATTATTACATTTATATAATTATGGACATAATCCATTTCCAAAATTAGGTAAAGGTGGTTTAGGTTATCATCTACCTCAAAATAAATTAGTAGGTAAAGGGTTTGATTATGATACATTGACATATGTTCCAGATACAAAAGAAGAACAAGAACAATGGGATGCTTTAAATACAGAACAAGAAGAATATTATAGTGACAAATATAAAGACGTTGATGACAAAGGCTTTGAATTTTTTACAACTCCTGAACAAGAAGAATTAAACAGAGCAGAATATTTAAGGGCTAAAGCAAACATGAGGGCTCAAGCAGGTATAGGTAAATTTGAAAAACCAGTATTCACTAATGAAAAAGATGAAAAAAAATGGAATAAAGAATGGGAAAAAAAATATGGAGACACATATGAAGAAACACGTGAAAGAAAAATTGAAGAAACAAAATATATTGAACCATTAGAAGAAGATATTGAAAAGAATGAGAGAGATTTTTTAGATAATATTGAAAAGGCTAAAGAAATTATAAATTCTGAATTTACTAATTTTCCATCATTATTTAAAGAAATAAAAAGAGAATATAAAACTGTAAATAAAATTTATTCATTCATAGATGATATAAGAGATGGTGAAACACCCGCTTTTAAAAAATGTATGGAAATATATGAAGATTTATCATCTTCAACTGTACCTATTCCTAATATTGCCGATGAAATATCAACATTTTATTGGTCAAACATGAAAGAAATAATACCAATAAAACAAAGAGAATTGGCATTAGGAGCAGGAGATACTTTTGAATTACTTTTATGTACAAAATGCGAACCAATTTTACAAAAAAGTACAAATGATTATTCTGATATTGTTATGGCTAAAGATAATAAAATATATAATTTAAAAGACCCTACAACAAAGAAAACAATAACTGTTGTTTTGCAAGGTAAAGTAAGACCTATTTGTGATGTCGCTGTATTTGATGCAGAGAGCGATAATCATGCACATGAGATAAAGTATAAAGTGAATGAAAGTATTAATGCTACAGATATATTATTACAAGATACAAAAATATCGGGTAATGGAGATTTCATTCCTTTATATTCCATACATAAGGGTGTATGGAAATTACATACTATATTTTATAAACGTGAAAATGAATTATTAGATACAGGAAATGATAAGGATGTTGAAGTTGATTTTTATTTAAAAGAAGGATTATATAAATATGAAATAACAAGAGATATTTTTCATAAAAAATATAATCCTTTAGGAGGGTTAATACCATCAATTTTTGAAACACAACATCCGGTAAGAGATTCTAATGGTAATATGATTTGGGAAAATAATAAACCAAAAAAATATATACAACAATATGTTGATAGTAGAGGAAAACCTTTATACCGTCTTGATAGTACATATGACATGGATAAAGATTATGCAAATGCAAATTGTTATAAAATACCATCATCAAAACTAAAAAATATAGTTGTTTAAAACTATATAAATAAAGAACACCTTATATAAATAATGAATTACTCAAAAAAAGATAATACCAAAATTAATGAATTATTAGATATTCGTAATCATCTATCAAGTAATTTTGATGCATTAACTATAGAGGATGCTAAATCAAAAAAAGGTAATAATATTAATAAAAAAATAGATTTAATTACCAAAAAATTAAAAAATATTTATGAAAAATATATGAAACCTACAATTAATAATATTGATGAATTAGTGAAGGCTGATAAATTACATCCATCACACGACGATGCAAATGAACTTGTTGAAGATAAAACTAAACATAGATTATTAAAATATATTGATACTAAATGGTTTGATGAACCTGAATATATTAAAATTAAAAAGATTAAATTATTGAAAAATAGGGTAATCAAAAAGATTAATTCCGGTGAATTTACACACAAAAAAGAAGTTAATAAATATATTAAAGCATACAACGCTAAGAATTTTAATCCTGATAAATATATATAAAAAGATATAGTATATATTTATATAATGAAAAAATCTATTTTAAATATTAGAGATTCTGATTCTGACAGTGATGACGAACACGAACAAATGATTAAAAAAGCACAGAAGAAAAAACCAGTTCCACGTGGTTCTAAACTTAGAACGAAAGAAGATGTTGATTTATCAAGACAACATACAGAATTCATTAAGCATTTAGTTTCAGAAAGAAAGAAAGAATCAATGACTAATGAAATTGAAAGAATGATAAAATCATTAGAGATTGTTCAGGAAGCCATTGACGACGCCGACAGTGATGAGGAAGAATTAGAAGAGGAAGACCTTAGTGAATTATATAAAAATTTAATGGAAGAAGATGAAGAGTACTTATCAGATGATGAACCCCGATATTTAGGTTATGATTATGATGTTGAAGAATATGAGATACCAACAAGGAAACCACCACCTCTTAAAAAGAAACCAACACCGAAACCAGTACAACGAACACCATCAAAACCGATTAGAATGATACCACGACAACGTAAGCAAGAACCAACACCAACACCTATGAAATCTAAACCTAAACCAAAAGCCCGTGCAATCACATATAAAGGTATTGAACATAAATTTGAGAAACCATCAATTGGTCTAGGATTCAAAGGAGCAAGACATTTGAAAGAGCAAATGAAACTTAAAGAATTTATAAAAGAAAGAATTGAAGAAGCACAAAAGAAAAGAGGACGACCTAAAAAAACAAAACCTGAAAGAACTATGAGAGAACGTAAAGAATCTGCAGACGCATTTGAAGGTAAAAAAAGTAGTTATAAATCACGTATAGATAGATATATAACTAATCAATATAAAAATGGAATGATATTAGAAAGTAAAGACCCTAAAGTTCATGATAAAGTTGTGGAGTATTGTTTAAGGAGAAAACCAAAAAAGATGTCAGCAAAGTTATTATCAGAAGCATTTGATAATGTAGTCAAGGGGACACACCTAAGAGATAAACATGGATATGGTCTTTAATCTTCCATAACTACTGATTTAATATATTTATTAATCTCATTTATTTTATCATTATTTTTATTGATAATATTAAACAGATTCTGATTTCTGAACTCTATCTTTTCAACTTCTTTTTTTAAATCTTTAATACATAATCTATTATATTTTTTGAATCTTAAAGCATGCAATAAATATTCCGGGTCATTAATATCTATTAAATCTAATATTTTATCAGAATCAGTAGTACCAAATTTATGTAGTATATTATTCATATAATATACTAAATAAATAAATCTTTAACTGTCAAGGTCATTATTTGATTCCTCTATTTTAGGACTTAAACCTTTATACACCCACTTATTTTTATATTCTCCTTTATGTTGATATTTAACTGCCTTTCCAAACTTGTCATCTAATGCACTGTATAACGCACTCATCTTTAATGGTTTAATACTATTCTCTTTACACCATATATCATATTGTGCTTTAATATCAGTTTTTAACATCATATTGCTTTCACTGGATATATCATACTCATCATCTATAAAATTATTAATATTAGATTGTTCTCTAATGTATTCATTTTGTGCTTCAAGCATTTCACCAACTGGATTAAATTCAGGACTTTTATAATATTCAATAGCCCCATCAACACACCAACTAAAGAACTCATTAAGAAATTTGGTTTCAATAATTTTATCAATACCATTAATTCTTTTATATTCATTCTCCTTTACTGGGTTTTCAACAAAGCGGGCATTTAATGGTACTAATCTCACACGGTCTACATTTGCTTTGTCATTAGCATTAAAGTCTGGTTTGTAATTGGTACATAAAATAATCTTACATATTGGTACAAATGTCATTGGGTCTTTATATAATCCTCTAGCCGTAATAGCATCATTACCACTGAGCATCTTCATAATGGCTTCATTAAGTTCATCATTGGCATTTGTTTCTGAATAGGTAGCCATTCTACAATCTTTTAGTTGTAAAAGTTCTGACCCTCCAGTTTTACCTTGATTATTATTGATGAATACACATTTGGAAACGGCTTGGTATTGTGCACCTAATATTTTAGACATAAGGTTTAGTAATACAGATTTACCATTACATCCTTTACCAAATAGAATAAAATATACACGACTATCAATATGTCCAGTTAATCCATACCCTAGCATCTTTTGAATATATTTTAAATCATCATCCTTATTACATGCAATAGCCTTAAGCATATTCATCAGTTCTTCAGGTCTATTTTTAGTATATTTTACTTGGCATGCATATGTGAAATTATCTGCTTTGGTAAGGGGTGTAATACTTCCGTCTCGTAAATCTATTTTATTACACTTCAAAATAGGTAGATGATGTGGCATCGTTCTATTTAATGTTTCCATAAATTTATCATCAATGATTTCGGCTTCGTATCTATTATACACGCCTTTCAATTTACAATCACAACACATTCTGTTTGTTGATTTAATTAATTTTTGAATATTTTCTTTACTGACTGTATTATCATTAAAATATACTCTTAATGTTAAATCCAAAAAACTGGATATATCATTCATTACAGACTTGGGAGATATTTCAGTCCATAACATTCTAGAGTAATCATCCATGTCAAAACCATATAGATACTTTTTAGAATATACATGTTTTCCCACTCTGAACTCTTTGTAAAATAACGCGGTCTTATATTCATTGTCAAGAATATTAAGATAACTTTCAATATTAGGATATTCATTACTATTCATTAATATATTAAGTATTTAAACCTTTAAGTCATTTTTATTATTGGATGAATCCAAAAATATAAATGGATTTTTTGGCTATATTAATGGGCAGCGGGCGGATAATCTAAAAATTAAGTAATATGCTTAATTATTACATCATAATTAGATGAAAACTAAGCAAAACACTAAATTAAAACGTTTTAATTTAGTGTTTTGCTTAATAATTATATAATGCATGTTATATGATGGTTAAGTTTTTGCTTAATTTGTGTTTTACCGCCCCCATTATGTAGTTTAAAATCCATTAATCCATATTTTTAATACTTTCTTAAACTTACTCCTAGAGATATCTCGTATAGATAGTTTTTAATAATTTAATATTTTTGGATTTATTGGATATATATATTATAATAAAGAAATAAAGAAATAATAATATAATATATATATAATGATTGAAGGAGGCAAGATTAATGCTAAGAAAATATCAATTGCAAAAAGATTTAAAGATATTTCTGAAGAAGAAGCAATAAGAGATTATCAAAATTTAGAAAAGATACATCCATCTAAATCTGATTTGAATAAAAGGTCTGGAAGTGTATTTATAGATTATTATATGTTTCCGTATCGTCTTGATGTTATAACATACAAACATAAAGGAATTAATTTTTATGATTTCATTAATAAACCATCTAACTATCTAGGTGAGAAAGGATATAAATATTATAAAGATTTTATTAAAGAGAATTCAGCATATAATTTCTATAGTTTATATATATCATCAGTATCAGTATTTAAACCATTACTATCTAAATATATTTATGAACTATTTAAACCTACATGTATATTAGACCCTACAATGGGATGGGGTGGGCGGATGGTTGGAGCAATGGTTATTCCTGATATTAAATATATTGGATTTGATACTAATAAAGATTTAATAAAACCATATAAAAATATGGTTAATGATTTACAAATAAAAGATAGGGTTAAATTATATTTTAAAGATAGTGCAAAAGCAGAATTATCAAAATTTGATTATGATATGGTATTCACATCACCACCTTATTACAATGAAAAGAATCTTATTGAAAAATATGAGAATATGATTACATATGATGATAAAGAAGAATGGTATGATAAATTCTTCCATCCTGTTTTCAGTAATGCTTATATACATATGAAGAAAGGAGGACATTTCTGTATTAATACAAATACTGATGGGTATGAGATGCTTACACGGTTTCTTGGTAAATGTCATAAAAAGATAGATATAAAAAATACTAAAGCACAACGGAAAAGAACGAACGGTGAATTTAAAGACTTTTCTAAAGAATATATTTATATTTGGATAAAGAAATAATATTATAATATATTAATGGATTTTAGAATTGTTTATAGCACAATGCCTGATTATAAATTAAAAGAATTATTAGAAAAATATATTGAAAAGAGTGAAAGATGTAAAAAATGTGTTAATGAAGAAACAGAACGAACAGAAGAAAAATTATTAATGATTAATAATGAACTTAGAAAGCGTGAAGAGTTTAGAAAGAGTATATATAATAATAATAAAAGATATAAACATTTTGTAGATGATGAAGAATAATATTTAGTTATCATTATTAAAATAATAACTACATATTGTAGAATGTGCGAGGTGGGATTCGAACCCACGAAGCCGAAGCATATGAACTTAAGTCATACCCCTTTAACCACTCGGGAACTCACACTGGTGTGTCTTGCCTGACACTATATCACAGTTTGATATATTACATCTTCTGTTTTTTTGCTTTTCTTTTTTTGGATTCTTTTACATCTGGTTTCACATCAGGAATTTTTAGACTTTCACAGATTGGTTCGTCAATTATTTCTGGTTTAGATTCAACAGATGATTCTGATGTTGGTTGTGAAAGGTCTGAATCTGAATTATCACCCATTTCAATATGTTTTTCAGGCGTGATAATTTCAACCTTCTTTGCTTTCTTTCTTTCATAATATTCTTTTGATTTTATACGCTTATATTCTAAAAATTTAGGGTCTGCTTCTTTACGTGTTTGGTAATACTTCTTACGTTGTTCATTAATCTTTTCACGATTAGCAATTCTATATTTTTGATTAGAAGTCATTTGCTTTACCTCTTCCACTATACTTTCCATTATATTTAAGTAGTTGGTATTTCTTTAAACCTTATTTACATTCACATGACATGGTATTTTAAAACCATCTATTCCGCCTTTTTCATCCTCTTTTGTTATACTATCGGTACTTTTAACGACGTCGATTTCTTTTCTCAATGCAGGGTCTTCTGAACGGAAGAAGTGTTTTAAAATATATTCATTCTTTTTGAAGTCTATTGAATGGTTTAAGTCATCAAATAAATCAACAAACATAGCAACATCATCATGTAAAATACCTGACCTAAATTTAGATGCATTTACAAAATGACCTAATGCTAGACAATACCATCCACATGCATTATTCATTAGACTTTGAACATCTTTCATAGTATATGGTAGTCCTGATTTACCTGTTGTGTTTTTTACTACTTGTTTAATTATTTCTGGAGGAGATGCACCATAAGGGTCAAAATATATTGCATCCATTTTACCTTTACCATCCTGTGATATTTGAACAAATGTCCAATGTGTCCCTTGGTTCTCATGTCCGTCTTCATCATGACTATCTTCCATATTAACTATATATGATTTATTATATTCTAATTTGTCAGGTAATTCATCTTTGAAACAAACACTACCTATAGGTATATTCATTTTTTTAGCCAGTTCATAAATTTGTGAATCTGTTAGTGACATTTATTATTATTTATACTATTCTTTACTTTAAATACTTTTAGGAATCGTTAGATTCTTTTCATAATTTTTCCTTGTGCATAATCAATAGCCTCATTTCCATGAGCACGTCCAAAACGTCTGGCATCATTTTTAATATTTCTTCCACCAATACGTCTCATGATTTTACCTTGTGCA